CGCATGGATCGTCGGTGGCCCGATCACCGATGAAGGCGAAGGCGAAGAAGAAGACATGGGGGATGAGGAAGGCGAATATGACGAGGAAGCCTATTAACCTAAGCATCTGCGTTCCGACGCGTGACACGGTCAACTCCGGTTTCGCGTATGACCTGACGCTTATGGCAGCGCGTTGGTACGCAGAAGCACCTGCTGGCTCGGCCTTCAATCTGCACTTTCTGCAGGGAACATTGATCGCCGACCAGCGGTGCAAACTTGTTGAGTTAGCCTTGTCGCGAAAAGCCGACTATGTGCTGTTTCTGGACAGCGACATGCGGTTCCCGGCAAACCTGATCGACAGGTTGCTGGCGCACGACAAGGACATCGTTGCCTGTAACTACGCGCAACGGCGTCTACCTGTCCGCACGGTTGCCTTTAAGGACTGGGCTGCGCTGGATTATGTGTATTCGCTCGGCAAAGAAGGCTTGGAGACTGTCGATGCTGTCGGCATGGGCGCGATGCTTATCAAGGCTGAAGTCTTCAAGCGGCTTCCGTATCCGTGGTTCCAGATACATTATCTGCCGTCCGCAAGAATGTGGGCTGGTGAGGACATGTTCTTCTGCAATCTGGCGAAGAAAGCAGGTATTGAGGTTATGGTCGATCACGATCTGTCGCGTCAGATAGGGCATGAAGGCATGTTCACCTTCTGCCATGAGCATACTGAAGACGAAATGACGGCACAGCAGCAGCGCAAGGAGGCAGCGGAATGAAAAAGGGTGGCGGGAAATCCAAGATCGCCAAGGTCATGGGCGAGTATAAGCGCGGCACGCTGAACGCTGGCGTTAATCCGAAGGGTCCGGCCAAGGCTCCAAAGGTCAAGAGCCGCAAGCAGGCCATCGCGATTGCGTTGTCTGAAGCTGGTATGTCTAAGAAGAAGAAATGAACCACTTCTTCGAGGACATTCAAGGCTGGTTTTGCTTCCAAGAGCCGTACCGTCAGGCTGTCCGTGAGGCGTCTGATGGTGCGGTCTTTGTCGAACTGGGCTGCTGGAAGGGCAAGTCTGCCTGTTTTCTTGCGGTCGAGGTGCTGAACAGCGGCAAACAAATTGAGATGCACTTCGTTGACCACTGGGGCGGGTCAAACGAGGAGGCGCACAAGGCCGATCCAGAACTGCAGCGGGTTTTTGACATCTTCCGTGGCAACATTTCACGGGTTCCAGATGTCGATGTTATGATCCACCGGACAGACAGCGCGAAAGCGGCTGACTTGTTCGAGGATAACAGCATTGACTTCATCTGGGTTGATGCGGGGCATGAATACGACGAGGTACTTGCTGACATTGCGGCTTGGTGGCCGAAGGTCAGGGCTGGCGGCGTCATGGGCGGCGATGATTACCCCATGCCGGGCGTCGGCAACGCAGTGAAACAGTTCTTTCGCAGCCACGAAACGGGCTCAGAGGCCGGGTGGCAGTGGTGGCGGGTAAGGAAAGGCACGCAAAATGGCGACTGATGGCATCACCCCCGGCAGGTACAACCCGGACCTGATCCCCATTTCTGCCGATGGCGTCACGGACAGCTCGTACAACACGGAAACCGGCTATCTGACGCCGGATACTCGTCCCATGAGCGACGAGGAGTTCCGGTATATTGTTTATCAGGCCATCGAGGACAGCCAGACCTACATCGACAGCTACATTGCGCCCGAACGCGAGGCTGCGATGTCGTTTTACCTTGGCAATGCGCTGGGCAACGAGGAAGAAGGCCGCTCTCAGGTCATTATGACCGAGGTGCGGGACACAGTTCTTGCGATGATCCCGTCTCTGCTGCGTATTTTCACGGGCGGCGACAAGGTTCTTGAGTTTGTCCCGAAGAACGCGGAGGACGTTGAGGCCGCAGAGCAGGCGACCGACCTCATCAACTACATCTTCATGCAGGAAAATAGCGGTTTCCGCATCCTGCACGACGCCATGAAGGACGCTCTCATCCTGAAGACGGGCATCCTGACGTGGTACAAGCTCGATGACGAGCGCGTCGAGTATTACACCTATTCCGGCCTCTCGATGGTCGAGGCGAACCTGATCACGCAGGACAAGGACGTTCAGGTTGATGCGTACACCGAGGAAACTGACCTGCTGACGGGCGAACAGGTCATCAGCATGACCATTCGGCGTACAATCCGCACGCCGCGCTACATCGTCGAGTGTGTTCCCCCTGAACAGTTCCTCATCGACAACGAGGCGATGTCCATTCAGGACGCGATCTATGTCGGACGCCGCCGCCTTGTGACCATTTCTGACCTTGTGGCGATGGGCTACAAGCGCGAAGACATCGAGATGAACGCTGGCACTGGCGGCTTCGAGATGAACAACGAAGTCATCGTCAGAAACCCGGCTGACCAGTCGTTCTTCGGCGTCACGCAGACGGCAGACGAGACGACGGACAAGGTTTTCTACGTCGAAAGCTATATCCGCGTGGACAAGGACGGCGACGGCATCGCCGAACTGCATAAGGTCTGCACGGTCGGCAATGGCTCCTTCATTCTGCATGATGAAGTAGTGCAGTCGGCTCCGTTCTCCATTCTTGAGCCTGATCCGACGCCTCATACGATCTTCGGCATGTCTATCGCCGATCAGACGATGGACCTGCAGCTGATTAAGTCGTCGATTATGCGTAACACGCTGGACAGTCTTGCCCAGTCCATCCATCCGCGCACCGTCGTGGTGGAAGGTCAGGTCAACATGGACGACGTGCTTAACAATGAGACGGGAGCCATCATCCGGGCGCGCAACCCGGGCGCAGTGGTGCCGTTTGCCACCCCGTTCGTCGGCCAGCCTGCTCTTGGCGTCATGGCCTATCTGGACGAGGTGAAAACTCAGCGCACGGGCATCTCCCGCACGTCGCAGGGGCTCGATGCTGACGTGCTGCAGTCCACAACGCGGTCAGCGGTGCAGGCACAGCTGTCTGCTTCTCAGGACCGCATCGAGATGATCGCCCGCCTGTTCGCAGACGGCCTGAAGGAGTGCTTCCAAGGGCTCCTGCAACTGGTCGTCCAGCATCAGGACAAGGCGAAGATCGTGCGCCTGCGTAACAAGTTCGTCCCGATTGATCCGCGCGGCTGGGATAGCTCCATGGATATGGTCGTCAACATCGCACTTGGACGTGGCTCTGACGAGATGCGCCTGATGGGTCTGCAGCAGGTGGCTTCAATGCAGCAGGCTGCGATTGAGAAGTACGGCCCCAACAACCCGCTGGTTGATCTGACCCAGTTCCGCAACACGCTTGCTCAGATGACCACGCTGCAGGGCTTCCAAGACGCATCGCAGTTCTGGAAGGAGATCAACCCGCAGGAAGTGCAGGCGTTCATGCAGCAGATGTCGGCTGGGGCGAACAAGCCTGACCCGGCGCAGCTGCTCGCTCAGGTGGAGGCCGAAAAGATCAAGGCCGACATCATCATCAGCGCCGCCAAGCAGGAACTGGATCGCCAGAAGGCAGTGGCCGACGCTGACCTGCAGCGCGACAAGCTGATCGCTGACAGCGTTCTGAAGGCTGCCGAGATACAGGCGAAATACGGGGCGCAGGTGGACATCGCCTCCATCCGTGGCGAGATCGACCGGCAGCGGACGGAAATACAGGAGATGTTCAAGATGGCGCAGGCATATGCCCCGCCGCCTGCTCCTCCTCAGTCGCCTGCTGCACCAGCTCCAATGATGCCTCCGGGCATGATGCCTCCGGTGGTTTAATGAAACAGCTGGATCACGAAGCCATCGAGGCATCCACGATCCATATGATGCGCCGGGGGGTGTATCTATTGCAGGCTCACCGTTTCGCGGGCTCCGAAATGGAACATGCGAACCGGCTCCTGCGCTGGGCGGACCCGGAACCTGATGCAAAGATCATTGATCTTGGCTCAGGCACCGGGTCGCTGGCTGCTGCATGGCTAACCATCCGCCCAGACCTTCAGTTCACGCTGGTGAACATCAACAAGTTCCAGCTGGATATGTCTCCTGCCGCCTGCACGACGATCCTGTGCGACATGGAACAGGTGCCACGGTCGGACGCCCAGTATGATATGGCGCTGTCCTGTTTTGCCTTTGGACACGCCGACGCCGAGCCGATGATGCTGGAAGCCGCGCGGCTGCTGCGTCCGGGTGGCGTCTTTTTCATTTATGACATGCTGCCAAACGCATCTAAGACGGACGTGATGCTGTCCTTCGGATATGAACTACACAGCCGGGAAACGATGGAGCGGTTGGCGAAAGAGGCCGGACTACAAACAGACTTTTACATGGAGCCGTCAGATCGGCGCATCCTGCATGATCGCGTGCCTGAGTTGGCCGAGGTTTTCCATGAAATCCAGCCGGTGATTTACAGGTTTACTAAGGGGGACGCATGACCTTCGAGCAGGAAGAACTGTGGCGGGAAGCCAAGGCGTTTACTAACAGCGCCGCCTTCAGGGAAGTCATGCGGCTTCTGGACGAGAGATACACGTCTGACTGGAAGCTCTCCGAACCGGAGGACAGTGAGGCGAGGAATGACGCGTACTACATGGTGCGCGCCATAACTGCGCTAAAGGACCAGCTGGCGATGATCGCCTCTGCTCCTGATGTGGCGCAGTTCAACCGCCGCTTGAAGCGGAACTGAAACGGAGTACATTATGTCTGAAGCCGAGCAGTCGCGGTCCAGCGAAATCGGCCTTGCTGAAGCAGCACGCGCGTTTGCGGCTCTTTCGGAAGGTCAGCAGACCCAAGCCGAACCCGTCAAAGTCGATGCTGCAGATGCCGAAGTCGATGAGACAGAGGCGGCGGCTGAATATGCCAATGAGACGCCATCAAACGAGGACAGGACGCCATCTGACGATGGTTCCGAGGATGATGGTGAGGCAGAAGCAGTCGCGGACGACGAAGGTGGCAAAGATAAGCCGATTGATCCGAACACGCTAGTAACCGTCAAAATCGACGGCAAGACGACGCAGGTTCCGCTGAAAGAGGCTTTGGAAGGCTACCAGAGGCAGTCCGATTATTCGCGTAACATCGTTGCAATTAAGCAGGAGAAGCAAAGGTTAGACACTGAACGGGCTCAGATGGAGCAGGTTCTCAACTCGGTTATCCCGATCCTGCAGTCGCAGGTTGAAGTGGAGCCGGATTGGCAGCAAATCCATCGCGATGACCCAATCAACTATCCGATCCTCCGCGACCAATGGAGAGACAGGCAGGCTCGACTGGCTGCAGTGCAGCAAGAGCAGCAACGTCTCGAAATGGCTCGGCAGGCGCAGGAGGCTGCTACGAAACAGCAGCTGATTGTGGAAGGTCAGAAGTTTCTTGCTTCGACTTTCACGGAATGGTCTGACCCCGGCAAGATGGAAACCTCGATCAAGCAGCTTCGGTCGTATGGCGAAACTCAAGGCTTTACGAACGATGAATTGAGACAGGTTTATGATCCTCGCTACGTCGTCATCCTCGAAAAAGCTCGCAGGTATGACGCACTGAAGTCGAACCGCCCGAAGCCTGTGAAGCAGGAAGGGCCGCGACCGATGCGTGGTGGGTCTGCATCAAATCCTGTACGCGGCAACGAAGTTCAGCGAGTACAACAGCGTCTCAAAGCAACTGGCCACGTCAATGACGCGGCTGCGTACTTCAGTCTTCTAGACTCTCGGAGAAAATAAAATGGCTGCTGTTTCCAAGGTTACGACCTACGACGGTCCGAACTCGATCCGTGAAGACCTGTCGAATGTCATCTATGACATCTCCCCCACCGACACGCCGTTCATGTCCAACATTGGCCGTGACACCTGCGAAAACACGTACTTCGAGTGGCAGACGGACGTTCTCGCTGCGGCGAACACGTCTAACGCCGCCATCGAAGGCGCGGATGCCGGTGACGCCGACTTCGTGGACACCGTTCGCGTTGCCAACTACACGCAGATCAGCCGCAAGGTTATCTCCGTGTCGAACACCGATAACAAGGTGAACAACGCGGGCATGACCTCGCAGATGAGCTACCAGAAGGCGAAGGCTGCTAAGGAGCTGAAGCGCGACATGGAAGCCATCCTCACCAGCAACCAAGCTGGCGTGGCTGGTAACTCCACCTCGACGGCCCGCAAGACCGCTGGCCTGCCGACGTGGCTCATCACCAACTCGCAGGCGAACGGCGCGACCGTTTCCTCGATGTCGGGCGCTGGTGGCAACGGTTATCCCTCGACCGCGTGGACGAGCCTCTCGACCTCGACGGACGTTGCGCTGACCGAAACCATGCTCAAGACCGCCATCCAGCAGGTCTGGACGCAGGGTGGCGATCCGAAGGTGTTCATGGTGAACGCCTACAACAAGACGGTGGCGTCTGCGTTCTCTGGCCTCGCCCAGCAGCGCATGAACTACACCTCCGCGCAGCCGATGAAAATCATCGCCACCGCCGACATCTATCTCGGCGACTTCGGCGAGGTTTCCATCGTTCCGAACCGCTTCAGCCCGGGCAACTTCGCCTTCGTGCTGGATCCGGAATATGCGTCCGTGTCGTACCTGCGTCCCTTCCAGACCTTCGACCTCGCCGTGACCGGCGACTCGGTGAAGGCGGAAATGGTCGTGGAATACGGCCTCCGCATCAAGTCGGAAAAAGCACACGCATGTATTGCGAACATCATCGCTTCGTGATCTAAATTGTAGGGGCCGCACGCGGCCCCTACTCTTTAGGAGGCGTCATGGGAAAGCATAATCTTCCCCTTATCGTTAGGGTGCTTAACAACTGCATCCCGGAGCCGAATAGCGGGTGCTGGCTTTGGATGGGGACGACGAACGGAAGGTATCCGCAATTAAAGGTTGGGCAAAAGAACATTTATGCTCACAGAATATCTTGTGAATTCATACATGGCCCGATTGGCAGCCTTAATGCCCTGCACAAATGTGACAATACATTCTGCGTAAACCCAGAGCATCTTTATCCGGGCACGCAAAAGCAAAATGTCGAAGATTGCAGGTCGCGTGGGAGGCTGTCTGGCGGTGCAAAAAAACCTCAAATGGGATCAAGCCGACCGCTTGCAAAACTGACGGAACGTGATGCTGCCGAAATTAAAAAATCAACGGAAAAGGGTATAGTGTTGGCTAGGCGGTTTGGGGTTTCTGCGGGGATTATCTCCCAGATACGATCTGGAAAACGGTGGAAGCACGTTAATGGCTGATTACGACATCAAACAAAACACATCTGAAGTCATCTCCTACGACAGCCTGACCGGCACGTTGCAGAAGATGCACTTCACCACGGACAACAAGCTCGTCCTTGAAACCGAGTACGCTGTCGATCCGATTGCCGAGATGGCAAAGGCGGAACGTGACGCAATCAGCCGCACGGAAAAGGTTCCAGACGGCATGGTGAAGGTCGCGTCTTTGCCGATGATGGTGTATCTTGATCTGCGGAAACGCGGTATTCTTGGCGACCGAACGGAACTGCGGAAATGGCTGGCGTCTGAGGAAGCCGCGCCATTCCGTACGCACTGGATCAAGAGCTGATGGCGACCATTACCAACTATGCCACGCTGAAGTCCACCATTGCGGACTATCTGAACCGTGCTGACCTGACGTCTCAGATCGAGACGTTCATCCAGTTTGCTGAGGCGGACCTGAACACGCGGCTACGGTGCCGCGAGCAGATTGTGCGCGCCGAGGCCACGTCGGATGCCGAGTTTGTCCAGCTACCTGCTGACTGGCTGGAGGCGATCAACCTACACATTGTTGGCGGCCAGCAGCCGCTTCGCTATGTGACGCTGGATGAGGCCGACATCATCAAGAAGGAGCAGATTTACACGGCTCCCCATAACTATTCGCTGATGAACGGTGCGATTGAGATCATCCCGGAGCCAGCGGACGACATCGACATCGAGATGATCTATTACGCCAAAATCCCGGCGCTCACCGATGTCAATACGACCAACTGGCTGCTGACCAAGGCTCCTGACGTTTACCTGTATGGCGCACTGACGCACGCTGCTCCGTTCCTCATGGATGACCAGCGCATTGCTGTCTTCGCCCAGATTTATCTTGCTCGCGTTCAGGCGTTGCAGGATGAAAGCCAGAAATCACTGCATAGCGGTTCTCCGCTGATCGCGCGCACCCGGAGGGTTTACTGATGGCCGGTTTGACTAATTACGCTGAAGACCTTGTTCTCGATTGGCTGTTCACGACTGGCTCGGCAACCCGTCCGACCTCGTGGTATGTCGCTCTCTACACCGTGGCTCCCGGCGAAGGTGGCGGCGGCACTGAGGTGTCTGGCGGCTCCTATGCCCGCACGGCTGCCACGTTCACTGTCTCCGGCACCGCGCCGACGACAGCCTCCAACTCTGCCGCTGTCGAGTTCGCTGAGGCCAGCGGGTCTTGGGGCACCATCGTCGCGGCTGGCATCTTCGACGCCTCGACCTCCGGCAACCTGATAGCGTTCGCCAACCTGACGACTTCGAAGGCCATTGATACGGGTGACGTTCTCCGGTTTAACACCGGGGAGATTGATATCACGCTCGACTGATGGCGCTCGGGCGGGCATACGGCGAATATGACTATGGTGACGGTGCATATGGCACTTCAGTCACCATAGACGCCGCTTGCCTAGTTGAGATCACGTCAGACGCCACGGCTGCTGCTTCCGTCACAAGATTGGCCTCTGCGGCTGCGGCCTGCCAGTCTGATATGTCAGCTGCCGGGCAGGTTGTTGTTCTCGCATCTGCGGCTGCTACTTGCACATCTGATGCGTCTGCTACGGCATCCCGCTACAAGACAGCCTCAGTCACGATTGCCTGCCAGTCAGACGCCTCTACTGATGCGACAGCTATCAGATCAGCGGCTGTTACGGTTGCCGCGTCGTCTGATATGTCGGCTGCGGCCTACGTTGTCATTCTCGGCAACGTGGTTATTCCATGCTCAAGCGATGCCACATTTGCAGCGTCGGCAATATCGCCTGCATCTGTCACCATATCCTGCACATCGAACGCAACCGCAACTGGAAACGGTATCTATTCTGCGGTATCACTAATAGCAGTCCAGAGTGATATGACGGCTGCTGCGGGCATTGATTTTTATGCCTCGGCGACTGTGACGATCACCTCTAACATGACGGCAAACGGTCGGTATCTGTGGGAGAAGGAAGCTATAGCTGCTGAGAGTTGGACGAACCAGTCATCGACCGCAGCGACATGGACACCGCAAACAATTTCGCCTGAAGTTTGGACCATCCAGTAGGAGGCTAATGTGGCCGACAGTTTCACAACTAACCTGAACCTCACGAAGCCGGAAGTTGGCGCTTCGCGTGATACGTGGGGCGGAAAGCTCAATACCGACCTCGACACGCTTGATGCTCTGTTCAACGCGGCGGGCAACGGCACGTCTGTCGGTCTTCAGGTTGGCTCCGGCAAGACGTTGACCATTGGCGGCACGATTACGCTCAACGGCACGATCAATGGCTCTGCGGCAGTTGGTGTGGCTAATGGCGGCACGGGAGCCACATCGCTCACCGCGAACAACGTAATCCTCGGAAACGGCACGTCGGCTGTACAGGTCGTCGCGCCGGGCACGAACGGAAACGTCCTGACCTCAAACGGCACGACATGGCAATCCACGGCGCTTCCTGCTGGCTTCAGCACGTCTGCTGACAATACGTTCACGGGCATCCAGACATTTTCTGGCAGTTCGTCTAAGTTGGCGATGGTTGTTTCTGATATTGCAGAAGTTGCAACTGTTTCTGCGACGGCTGCTACTGGCACCATCAACTACGACGTTACGACACAGAGCGTCCTGTATTACACATCTAACGCATCGGCCAACTGGACCGTTAACTTGCGCGGATCGTCTGGAACGTCGCTGAATACCCTGATGTCCACTGGGCAGATGATTACCGTCGTCTTCCTTGTCACGCAGGGTGCCACTGCTTATTACAACAACGCTCTCCAGATTGACGGATCGTCTGTTACGCCGAAGTGGCAGGGCGGCACGGCTCCGACGTCTGGCAACGCTTCCTCGATTGACGCTTACACGTACACCATTGTGAAGACCGGCTCTGCCGCGTTCACCGTGTTCGCGTCTCAGACCAAGTTCGCGTGAGGATAGAATGGCACCTACCGCAATCACGTTTGGCGCTGCGACGGCAAGAGGGCTTGGGTTCCTTGCTGCTGCAAAGGCGGCAACGCCGACTGTCGAATATCTCGTCGTTGCTGGCGGCGGCGGCGGCGGATCGGGGGCGGGAGGTGGAGCTGGCGCTGGTGGGTACCGGACAGATACTGGCCTCTCTGTGTCTGCTGGGATTCAATACACAGTAACCATTGGTGCAGGCGGAACTGGATCGTCAAACCAGCAGCGTGGAGGATCTGGCGGAAACTCTGTATTCAGTTCAATTACGTCCAGCGGCGGCGGCGGCGGCGGATCGGAGGGGGGGCTTGCAGAAGCTGGCGGGAACGGAGGGTCTGGAGGCGGCGGATGCAATCAGACAAGCAACTTTGGAACAGGGACGTCAGGGCAGGGGAACAACGGCGCTGGCGGATTTAAGGATGACGAGAATGGACAATACCGTGGCGGGGGCGGCGGCGGCGCAGGCGGGTCTGGGTCAAACGGAAGCTCGTCTGGAAATGGTGGAACTGGGTCGTCATCTAGCATAAGCGGCTCGTCGCTTGACTATGCTGGCGGCGGCGGCGGTGGTGGTGTTAATCTTACTAGAGGATCGGGCGGGTCAGGTGGTGGAGGGAACGGGGCTGGATCATCAGCCGCTGGAACAAATGGGTCCGCTAACACTGGCGGCGGCGGCGGTGGCGGGTCATTTAGTTATAACGGCACAAACGGCGGCTCAGGCATCGTTATCATCCGCTATCCCGATTCTTATTCAGCGGCCACATCGACCACAGGTTCACCGACCATCACTGTTTCAGGTGGTTATCGCATCTACAAGTGGACCGGCTCCGGTTCGATCACGTTCTAAGAGGGGCGCATGGCTCACTTTGCACAACTCGACGAAGCAGGCGTTGTTACGCAGGTGATCGTCGTCCACAACAATGAGCTGCTTGACGAGAATGGCGTCGAGAGCGAGGCAAAGGGCATCGCCTTCTGCCAGTCTCTCTTTGGAGCGAATACCCGCTGGCTGCAAACAAGCTACAACGGGAATTTTCGCAAAAACTATGCGGGCATCGACTATAGATATGACGAAGCTCGCAATGCTTTCATCCCGCCGCAGCCATATCCTTCTTGGGTGCTAAACGAAACCACCTGCTTGTGGCAGGCTCCTGTCGCGCGCCATGATGACGAGAAGCTGTACCGCTGGGACGAGCCAACGCTTTCTTGGATTGAGGTTGCGTGATGACCGGACATACCGACGAAACAGTGAAGCAGATCGCGGACGCAGCGTCGGTTGTCACGGTCGTTGGCACGCTGGCGGGCATCCTGCCAGCGATGGCTGCTTTGTTCACGATAGTGTGGACGGGGATACGGATTTACGAGACAGACACAGTGCAAAACATCCTTCGCAAAAAGGATGAATAATCGACGGCACAATGATGAACGGCGGCGTCATATATGCCCACGAAACCTCTATCGAAGAAACTGGCGCAGCAGGCAGTTGACGCGGTAAACGATGCACTAAGGAAAGGCTACAAGCCCCCTGACGCAGCGCGCGCCAGCCATGAGATCACGGCAGTCGGCGTGGCTGCTCGATCACTTAACCTACCCAGCGGCACCATGTTCAACCGGCTTCTGCGGGCGAAGTCGCTGCATGGCATGGAGCCGGACTGGTCCATCTATGTTCCGCCACCTCAGAAAGAAATTGAGGAAAAGTCCACGGTGGATCACCGTGAGACAATCCGCCTGAAGGATGAGATCAGCAACCTTCGGCGGCTTCTGATCGACGCGCAACGTGACGCCATTGATGGCGAGGCGATCAAGGAACTTCTGCATGGCGTTGTCAGTGCGCCGGTTGAGCCTCCAAACTGGCTAGTTGAACACAAGTCGCCCGGCAAGGCTCTCCACGTTCCAATGGTGATCTGGTCTGACTGGCATTGCGGCGAGGTCGTCAGCCTGTCTGAGACGAACGGGCAGAACGAGTTCAACACTCAGATATTTGAACGGCGCGTCAGACGGCTGGTTGAGAAGACGATCCACCTGTGTCGCCATCACGGACCCGGCAACTATCCCGGCATAGTCATCAATCTGCTTGGCGACATGGTTTCTGGCGCACTGCACGCAGAGTTGCTGAAGACAGACGAGGAAGAAGTGATCCCGTCTGCTTTGCGCGTCAGGGATATTCTGGCGTGGGCGCTTGGCGTCATGGCTGACGAGTTTGGCCGTGTGTATGTTCCCTGCACCAGCGGGAACCACGGCAGAAACACATGAAACCGCAGTTCAAGCGGACTGTGTTCGAGAACTTCGACTGGCTGATCTACCAGCTGCTTGCTCGTACGTTTGCCAAGGACAAGAGGATCACGTTCGACATCCCTGACAGCAACGAGGTTTCATACAAAGTCTATGGCCTGCGCTTCCTCGCAATGCACGGCGACATGCTGGGCGTAAAGGGCGGCGACGGCATCATCGGCAGCCTTGGACCCATCCTGCGCGGCGAAATGAAGGTCGGCAAGCAGGCGTCTGCGATGGGCCGACACTACGACGTGCTTCTTCTCGGCCACTGGCACCAGCACATCATGCTGCGGCGGATCATTGTTGCTGGTACACTGAAAGGCTGGGACGAGTTTGCAGCCAAGGCACTCCGGGCTCCCCCGGCTCCCCCGTCGCAGCCGCTCTGGTTTGTCGAACGCAAGGTCGGCATCGTTCAGAGCATGGAAGTTTACTTGGAAGACAATCCGACGATGGACGCCGGGAAGGAGTGGGTGGCATGGACCCGTTGACGCCAGAGGTTAAGCACTTCCTGTCGCTCAGGTCATCCTCCACCGAGGAGGCACTGACCAAGGCGTGCAATGACATTGTCTTGCTGCACCGCAAAATCTGGGCGCTGGAAGACAGGCTTCTGGCCTATCAGCGGGACCAGTCTGCGGGGTATAAGAGAAGGCGACCGGATCACCCGGCAAGAGCGATAATGAGCGATATTTCGGAGCCAGTCACAGACGACTGGATTGCGACTGGTAAGGAATAATCACGGAGGCAGGCATGGCAAATGCTGACGCTGAAGAAATCGTTGAGATTTTCGACGATGATCTGTCGTTCGCATCCGCGACCTATGCCTCGCACACGGCTGAGTTGGCGCAGGCTTTCGGAAACCTGTTAAGCCAAGCAGCCCGACTGCCTGCTGACTCGGCCTTGCTGCCGGTTGCCTTGGAGATGCTTGCCCGCGTGGCTGCTGTGGTTGAAACTAAGCCAAAAGGGCAACTAAAGGCGATCAACAAAGAATAGGACGACCATGAAGACTTCGGCAGCAGGCATCAAGCACATCCGTGAGTTCGAGGGCGAGCGGCTGAAGGCGTACAAGTGCAGCGCAGGCGTCTGGACGATTGGTGTCGGGCATACGTCTGCCGCAGGTTCTCCCTCCGTCACCGAGGGCATGACGATCACCGCTGCCGAAAGCGCCACGATCCTTGCCCGTGATCTGGCTGCGTTTGAGCTTGGCGTCGATAGGATGCTGGAAGTCGAGGTCACGCAGGCGCAGTTCGACGTGCTGGTGTCCTTCGCCTTCAACTGCGGCCTCGGCGCCCTGAAGAAGTCCACGCTGCTGAAGCGGGTCAACGAAGGCAACTTCGACGCCGTTCCTGCCGAGCTTATGAAGTGGACGAAGGCAGGCGGAAAAGAGGTCGCCGGGCTTGTACGTCGCCGGCGTGCAGAGGCTAAACTGTGGCGTGGCGTGGATACTGAACAGCCTGTGGACATTCTGGAGGCTCGCCTGAAGCCAGAGCAGCCGAAGGCGTCGAAGTCGATCACGCAGTCGAAGGAAGCCAACGCTGCGGTGGCGGCTGGCGGCCTTGGCACGATTGCGCTGGTTCAGGAGGTCATCCCGCTGGTCAAGGAAGGCGGCAGCATCCTGTCGGCTATGAACACCACTGTCGCGATCCTTGTCGTGATTTGTGTCGCAGCAGGGGCTATCTGGTGGTTCCGCAAGCAAAGACTGGACGAGGAGGCCGCATGATCGGGTTGCTGTTATCCCCATTGGGCCGCTATATCTTGATTGGCGGTCTTGTGATCGTGGCTT